CGGCACCACCAGCGCCGCCTGCACCAGCAGCTGTGCTGGCTGCCTGGACGCCGCCGCCACCACCACCACCGGAGCCATGGCTACCAGCGCCACCTGCTACAGGGCTCGCACCACCTGAGCCACCGCTGCCGCCAGCCGTAGTATCCTGCGCAGCACCACCAGCTGTTCCATTGTAAGATGAAGTAGCCGATCCAGCTACGCCAGCCGAACCATTGTCGCTCGCACCACCGCCAGTGCCGCCATTATCGGAATTGGTTGTGCCGCCTACCTGCCCAGCGCCGTGTGAACCACCAGCGCCACCGCCACCAGATCCACCATAAACAATATTGCTCTGTGTGCCACCGCCACCACCAGCATTGGTAACTGAGCCTACAGAATTGCCAGCACTTCCACCGGCACCAGAAACAGGAGCTTGGTTTCCAGTACCACCCGTTCCGGCCTTAGCACCGCAGGTTGAGCCCGCTACAGCAGTGCCGTTAAACCAGGAATCAGTGCCGTTACCACCAGCTGCGCCAGTATTGGCACCGCCGCTTCCACCAGCGCCGACTTGAACAGTGACAGTGCCCGAAAGGCCAGCGACATTAGTCTGCGAAGCATAAGCTCCTCCGCCACCACCGCATGGTGTATTAACAGCTGCATTGACGCCACCACCGCCACCACCGCCAGCACCGATGCAGATAATCTGGTTCGTCGAGGTCCAATCACCGGGAATACTGAAATTAGTGCCCGAGGTGATGAAGACAGTCGTCACTTCAGAACGTCACCGATGTTCGCTGTGTCATGCTGAACTATTGTTCCAGCAGGATGGCTATCAATGTTAGGATCGGCATGGACGACGTGGACGACCTTGCCATCCTTATCGACCACAGCACAGCGATCGGACGTGTGCTGTTTACCTAGAGTCTCATTGAGTATCGCTTGGCATTCATCAGGACCGACTGGTTTATCTGGAACAATAACGAGGACACTTTCGCCAGGGCCGACATGGTCCTTCGTATAATCGACCCGAGGAAAACCAGGTGTCTCCACGACGATACGGCGAACACGGCCCTGAGCTCTGGAGTAGATAATGCCTATCGCCATGTTTCCTCGTAGGACCGTCGTGCATCGATCCTACTCTCCATGCGCTTCAGCTTCTCTTCGAACGGATCGCAACGACCGGTGGCAAGACACTTGGGACAGATATTCTTCATGCACTGGTAACAAAGGCCGCCGATGGTAGACGGATCTTGCTTGTGCATGTGCATGACATGCTTCACTTGCCCACAATGGCCACACGTGAAGGTGTCGCACTCAATAGTCTTGCCACTCGAATCTTGCCAAGTCGCATAACCACCAGCATTACGCATCACTGCTCCTGGAACAGAACAGTTGCGGTACAGGTGACGGTGCCTCCCGAGACAGATCGGGCTAACAGTGCATAATCGTTACTGGCTGTAGCGGGAGCAACAATCTCAGAACCAGGAGCTGCCACCCAGCGATATGAGGCACGTTGGTTGGTGCCGACGTACCACATGGCTGTCGAGGCAGCACCAATGGTGCCTTCTACGGTATAGTTCACACGTCCCAACGTTACACAGGCAGCATCTGCCGGATCTAGCGGGTTAGGTGTAACGGAGGTGTTCGTACCGGCGTCCGCCGTCACCTTCAGTACTTCCCACTCGTAAGTCTGATCCGCAGGGGTACCAAGAGTGCCCACGAGGATGTCATAGATCTTGAAGCGCCGCATCGCCGATGCGGGGCAGATCAGCGCAACTAGCGTCTTGTTAGTCGCAGTGGTTGCCTGCAACGAGCCGCCGAGCTGGTCAGAGATAGAATAGTTAGCCATAAGGTCTCCTTAAACGTCAGTACGCGTTATACCAAGTGAGAGGGTGATACGCTGGATGTTCGTTACGCTGTTGATATTGAAGGCCAAGACATCGCCAACGTTGACGTTGGTAGTCCAGTCGACAAGGCTGTTGTCTTGAGCCTTGATGCCGTTGGTAATCGTCGGTGGATTGCCGCTGGTAATCGAATCGGTGACCACCGGATGAGTGACGCCACCATCGAACTGCGCTTCCGTGCATTTCCAGATATCGATGACGATCGATCCGGTTTGGTTGGCGAGCAGTGTTGAGCGGGTAATCAGACCCGTGAATGGAATCTCCAGGTAACCTTTGACCCCCGTCAGAAGCGTTACATTCGCTCCATCACTGAGGAACTCAATAGTCCCCACCACCGCCGGCAAAAATGCCTGAGCGATCTTGCCGGTCGTCGTACGTTGCGACACATATTGCGGCATGCCCGGAGGCAAACCAGTAGGAGCTGAGATTGGAACAATCTCTGCGCCAGACAAACTCTTGGCTACAGGCAACTGTGAGTAGCTCTCGTTCGCCATCAGCTACCGTCGCTATTCTGACCTTCAGGTGCCTGTCTGGTAATTCCGTCCTCGTTGACCAATGGTTGACCATCCTCAGTGACGAAATAGTCCGTCTCATTCAGGCTGTAGAACTCTGGACGAGGGTTGAGGATGGGTGGCGGATCAGCAGGAAGAGTCAGATTACGGTTTAATTCATTCGGGACATCTAGGCAGCGCTCGCAATGGAGGTAGCGCTTGTTATAGATGGTTTTCCCATTCCATTCCTTCTGCCACGTCAAATCGATGTGATTATAAAGACCACCACATCGATCACAGACAGCAAAAGGCTGAGGATTCTCCGGATCTGTGCGAGCATGGCCGTGTCTGCGAACCCCGCCCATGTTAGTTCCTGTAATAGCTCTGGAGCCCGGGTGAAATCATGATAGGCACCCCGCTATCTTCCTGGTCCTGATTGGCAGCGGTGCCATAGGCGTCCATGGCTTCTTTCTTCAGAATAGCCAGAAGCTCAGGCCGATAATATTTTGCCAAGCGAGCAGCCAAACCGGTAACAAACGCGTCATTGAAACGATAAGGAATCTCACATCCCAAACCGCCTGGGAGAGAAGCATCTTGTGGTTGTCTGACATTGCGAACATTGAGCGTATACGTCGTTGTATTGTCCGGTGTAGGCCAGATCCACAATTGCGGAGTGATCTGACGATCAAACCAATACGTCGTAGGAGCGGCCAGTATCAACTTGTTGGGTTGAGCAGCGTAATCGACTGTGGAGATGGGACCGAGAACCCTATCCGTGACATTCCCTGCACTATCGGTTGTGGAAATGTAGACAACCTGGATACCAATCGTCTGTATGGGAAGTACCTGCTTCTGCTGACCCTGTGTGAGAGTGTAGGTCTGCAAATTAGAAAGCCACAGATTCGGTTGCCGATTGGACCAATCAACAAAGAGAAGGTTCGTCTCCATCTCGGCATCGCTCATGGTCTGAGCGTCAACCTTGTCCCTCAACTGAAGGTGCCCGAAGGCAGCGAAGGCAAGACGCGATAAGGCAGGTGAAAACGAATAGGTTCCAGTCAGACCCGTATTCGTTGGAATAGCCATTAGAGCAAGAATCCCCAGGCGCAGACGGTGCTGTTGGTACTACCTGCACCAAGCGAAGGAACCGAAACGACGATGTTGGTGTTAACTGCTGAGGCTGGGATAGGCTGGGCAAAGGAAATCAACATCGATGGGTTATTGAGTGTCGCGCCGGCTACCGTTGCGTAGGCCATAGTAAACGTTCCGCCAGTGAGACCAGTGATCGTCGGAGCGACGACGGCGGCTGCCGTACTGCCAGTCGAAGTAATGAGAAACCCAGAGATATACGCCATTCGACCAGCAGCGCTCGTGAGCGTCGCTGTAGCCGTGCCTGCCGCAACTGTACCAGAGGCCCCGGTGAGCGGTGTTGCGCCTTCTGGAATTCCATAGTTGGCAGAACCCTGCGAATACGTCGGGATGGGTACCGAGTCGGTAAGACCTGTCATCTAGGCACCGCCGAGTGTTGGACGATTGTCATCGTTGCACTACCAGTTCCCGAATTAAGCAGTACACGGGCAAAGATGGGCGAGTAGGTGTAAGCGCCCTGAACAGTTGCCGTCTGGGCAACCAAGTTAGAATCTGGATGGTTGACCCAATTCAGCAAGCTAGCTGCGATTGGATTGGTATTGGAATTAGGGTCATCCAATGTTTGCTGGACCGTGAAGTTCACAGTTCCTGAGACAGCGACTTGCACAGCTGCAGGAGCAAACGAGAAGGGATCGAGATTGACCCAGGGAGATGAGGCGACACCATTGGTGCCTGCGGTCACCGTTGAGGCGGTGGCAGCCGAAGGCTTGATGGCGATTATCGTCTTATAGTCGAGCGCACTCTGAGCAGCAGCAATGTTGCCGCCGGTCAGTGTTTCCGAGATGGCGTTTCCGGCCGCATTAGTGCCCGTGAGCGCAAATGTGATGGCCGAGTCATTGCCGGCACTGGTGACAATGACACGTCGGGGCTTATCAAGTGTGGCGATACCATTGACACCAACAGTTATGGCCGCCGCCGTCGAGCCCGAGGGCGTGATCTTTATGACTTCGACGAATCTGTTGTTGGTGGAGACGGCGGTGGCGTTACCTCCTGTAACTGTCTCCGTAATTGCCGTAAGGCCCGGGCCTGACCAGAAACCTCCGATGCCAGATGGTCCAACAAGTCCAGTAACGGCGAAGGTGATGACGGAATCATTACCTGCCGACGTGATGACGACCGGCCGTGCCGACCCCATGGCAGCCTGGACATAGGCAATGCCTCCTACTGCGGTCGAGCCGTTGATAATGACGGAGTTACCAGAGCTCACGCTCTGCGACGTGGCGACGTTGTTGGCAGAAAATTCAGTCAACGTACCATTGAGAATCAACGGCACTGAACTCGCCGCTGACTGTGAAGTGGAGATATTATTGGCGCTGGCAGCAACGAGCGGCCCGACCGAAACGATCTTAGGAAGCATGCTTGTTCCTCAAGAAAAAGGACGGGGGTTATCAGCCCCCGTGATGCCATTTCTTCGCATTCTGCGCGAAGGCAGCTCGTTTCCGTACCGCTGGGTCTGAGGAATGCTTGGCCTTAGCCAATTTGCTAGAAGGAATGGGCTCACCTTTCGGCACGCCCAGATCCTTGTGCAGCCAGCCTTTGTGCGATGGTTTTATGTGGATCCCACCGCCAGAGGCCCTGCGCACCCATCCCGGCAGATCACCCATAGTTTAGGTCTTCGATGCAGGAGACGTGGGCTTCGCTGCCGTTGAGAGTGGTGAGCGCTCTGCGCCATTAGCACTCGCAGGAGAATGGCTCGAGCCACCATGACCGTGGTGAACCCTGCCGCCACTCTTCCGCTTCACCTTATCCAAGCGATGCTTAGCCTTTCCGCCATGCATCATATGGATATGAGCGTGATGACCGTGGCCGTGATGCTCGTGGTGTACACGACCACCCTTCTTACGAGCCTTACCAGCTTCAGCTTCCGTAATAACCTTTGGATTACCAAAGACTTTGGGGTGATTTTTCCTTCCAAATTCATGCGGTGCATGTGATTGAGCCATGTTGTTCCGACTGGAGTCGTTCACGGCGTGATGGTGATGTTTGCCTTTCATGGGATCTTTCCTATTAGACCGGGGTGACGCCGTACAGACCAATCGGCGAGAACGGTGTCGCACCGAGCTGGTTGTAGATGGAGATGTTCGTGTACAGAGCTAAACGGATAGAACCGGTAGGCGACGTGGTGTAACCCGTACCAGGACCATTGACGCCAAGCTGCACAGTGCCACGAGGGTCCTTAGTGCTGGTGGTTGCCGGGTTCGTCAGGTCGCCCGCAAGCCAACCGGTATTGGCCGATTGGAATGCGCCGTTCCAGAAGATCTCGGCGTCCTCATACTTATCTGACCTCATGATGAAGCCGATAAGGTCCGAGGTGCCTACACTGTAGGTGTGGGCGTCACTGAACTGCGGCGTAATCGACGCAATGTACTTGTACGTCTTGTTGCCGTAGGTCGTCAGCGCTCCAACCGGACCAGCGATAATCTCGGACTGAGGCTGACCGTAGACGTCATACCCCTTGACCAAGAAGTTCCCACCCGTGCCACCGACAACTCCAGTGATACGTACACCCCTCATGCAAGTTTCTGCAGGATTGATGAACGATCCAGCGCCCCTAGCAACGTAGGGGAACACCGCCGTCGGAAGCGGGTTACCCATACGAGGACCAGGGATGTTGCACGAACAGATCGGCGTCGACACGTTGGTTGCCAGCGGTGGGTTGGTGACCACAATCGTCGTAACACCGGCAGTCGTCGAGATGCTCTTTAACTGAGTAAAGAGCGTCGTCGTTCCACCAGCGTTACCTACGTTGAGGATGGCCAGCCACTGCCCAGGGAAGAAGTAATTAAGGTACTGGGCATTGGTGGTTACCAACGGAATGCTGGTTGACCCCGAGGTGCAGTTGGCGTTGGTGAACCCCATGTCCAGTCCCAACACCGTCTGCAACGAGTTTGACTGGAAGGGATACATCGGAACGCCAACGAAGACACCAGAACCGCTAGCCGACACCAACGTCATTGCCGTACCGGACACAGCGTTAGCCAAAGCGGCAATGTTGGCCGTTCCCGACGCCGCCGGGAACATGTCAACATTCTTGACGTAAGGACCATTCAGGATACTGATGACAGAACCCAGCTGAATGTTGTCCTTAGGGACTGCAGAGTACCGAACATCCGGAAACGCATCGGCCTGATAGGTAATGGATGGACAGGCATCCGGATCGTAATCCGGCTGCGACGTAAAGCCGGGGGACATTGCCCCGGCATACGTCATGTCGCCGTAGATAATCGACGGCCCGCTAAAGTTAGTTGCCCCCATGGGCTATTCTCCTTTCATAATGTTGTCTTCATAATATTATGAAGTCGGATAACTTCCATAAGCACAGCGGGGATCATTATAAGCGAATCCATAGCGCTCATAACCTTTCACAAGCAGATTATCTGTAATAAAATCAACCTGCATATCCGTCTCAAAGGGCTCTCTTTCCATATGGATAAACCCTTTAATGTTTGTTTTGATAAACCACGCAAATGCCGAGGTTAAGAAATCCATGACTAGATAACCTTCTTTCAAACCGCCAGCAGTTGAAAGAATGGCATTTATGTCGTTATCTGCAGTACCCGGACGAAGTTCAGTCTTCAGTAGACGGAGCGCTACCGGCTCGAGCTGTGGCGGGATAATCAACTGATGGCCACGAGCTAAGATCTTCAGGCCCGCTTCATTGACGAAGGTCGTACGAATGTTGACCATCGCCTGCAACAGAGTCTGCTCGTTCAAGCTCACTGCAATCGTTGGCATATTGGCGTAAGTAGCGCCATCTACCGGGTGCACGAGCGAGAACAAGGGCTGGCCGTCACCGTTCAAACCGGTGATTGCCGTGGTGCCAGTATTCAAGACGGATGCTGCCTGAACTTCCTTGAACTGAGCAAAGGCTTCATTGAGCTGAAGATTGGTTGGATTAAATTCCTTTTTATACAGATTATCAGCTATTGCTTTTCGTGTTATAGCGTAGCCTAAAGCGATCTCCACGGGCTCGATATTGTAAATGAAACGCTCACCAGACTGGTTATCGAACGTGGTGGCTGCCCCTTCAGCTTTGAGCCTCGGCAAGCCCAAGAAGCGCATTTGAGTCGAACGCTCAATTGCCATATTGGATTTGCGAGTTTCAAAGACCTGATTCCACTGTTTGGGAATCATGTCGTACTTGCCCCTGACCTCGAATAATCCAGGGAGGAGCTCGTTTCTGATATTTGCGAGTGAAATAGCCATTGAATGAGCTCCCCCTTAGTTCGGCGTCAGGGCTTTGAAGCCCGTGTTATTGAAGCCGACGACGACCCAGTTATAGTTCGTAGTCGGATCAGTGCCGTTTGATCCGGATGCGCCGTAATCCTGCCAGAGCTTGTAGACCCGGAAGGGGAGCGTTGCGGTAGTGGCTACTGTGGTTGAGTCAACAGTGGCGCCAGAAATTCCCGTGGTAGTATTGCCGGTGCCGAGATTGAACTGCACGTTGCGGCCGACCATGGAGAGCGTGAACGGCGCCGCCAATGCTGCGACTTTGAACAGCGCATTGGGATCGGTGATCACATAGGCCTCAGCGTTGGCGGAGGCGTCAGTGCCAGGCCAATAGCTGTTCCAGATGGTGCGGCCCTGAGATGTGCTCAGGTACTTGCAGCCGATAAAAATCCCGTCGATAACGGACGTACCAGCAGTTGCCTGCTGGATTACACCGTTACCGCCGGAGATGATGACCGGATCGCCGTTGTAGATCGGGGTGTTGTTTGACGAGAGGATGTAGCGCGTGGCCTGTCCGTAGGTGGGTGAAACCCCTTCCCAGGAGCCCACGAGCTGAAACCCAAACGTTGCTTGGGTATTAGCCATGGTTTAGTTTTCCAATGGGAGGCTAAGTCCGGCGGCCCGCTAGACATGCCAATGGTGTTGTCCGCCCCCGGCCCGGAAGCGGAATTGAAGAAACGCAAACTGTTGAGAGTTCCCCGTCGCCTGGAGGGCGTACCCTTTCAGGCCCAACCCTCTTTGCTGTGGCTAGGGGGAATTAATGAGCCAGCTCGTACTTGTCGCGCTGGCGAATATCGGCAGGCATCGGCTCGAGCTGCCGAGAGACCTTGTTGTATCCCGGCGTGTTGTCGAAGCCTGAAGGCGTATTGATGCCAAGCATATTGTCTTGGCGATCGCGCTGCTCTTTGGCGGCACGCTGATCTCTGGCAATCGCAGCTTTCTGCATCGCCATCGGACGTTCCATCAGAATGTTTCCACTCTGAAGCACCTTGACCAGCGGATGCCTCTCCTGCGGAACAGGGCGCCAGCCATTAGCATGCATCTCATCAAGGTTGGCGTGTGTTCTGTCGCCGAGGATAGATTCAGTGCACCACTGATAAGCCCAGTCAGGATCCATCTCATTCGCCGGAATGTGGAACTTGTCTGTTCCATAACCATTAAACTGCAGGATCTCGCCATTGCGGCCCAGGTATTGACCTGGCTTGAGCTTGACCTCTCGGACAGGTTCACGATCAGCTTCACGGTCGGCAGGGCGCTCGAATGCCCCCAAACCCTCTTCCTTCTTCTTCGGTAGACCAAGGGTTGGGCCTAGATCGATTTCTTGCTTCTTTTGTTCTAGGCTCTTCTCGACCTCGGGTTCCCGCTGCGCCTTTTGCGTATGCTCTGCCAACCTGGCTCTTATGTTGGCCAGTTCGTCCATCCCACCCATTTATCGTCCCACCTTTTCAAATCTTGGGCCCAGCCAATTCGGCTGCTTGGCTCTCCAAACCCATTCGGCATATCTCCCCTTCGACATGCCGAGGAATTTTGCTGCATCAATTTGCCGGTCAGTCAGCTTTACCGTCTCCTTGCGGACACGACCTTTCTCGTCCACAACGAGCAAAACTTCGGGCTTTGTCGTCATTACATAAACTTCGGCCCGTCCCAGTCGGGGGACTGAATTTTATCCACCCACTCGGCATATCTCTCTTTGGTCATGCCGAGTTCTTTGGCCGCCTCAAGCTGTCGCTGAGTAAGCTTGACAAACTTTGGCCCAGATGGACCTCGTCCCGAGGCTGCGTTTGTGTCGCGTGAGACCGGGGCTGCCGGAGGCATCCTCTTTGGCTTTGGTTCGGACTCTTCCCTGCCCAAAGCCTCTCGCTCGATGAAGTCGAAATACTCCTTCGACTCCACCGGAAGATTGTTTCGAAGGGCCTTGTGATGCGCTGCAATTGCAGTGTTATAAACCACCGGATCGCGCACAAATTCCGGGTGCCTGCGCACCCAATCAGCAAGAGCGGGAGACGCGTTGGATTGCCTGATAAAGTTTTCAATTGGATCTGCCGACTGTGGCGGGGCCTGCTGTTGCCGCTGCTGAGCTGCTTGAGCCTTGTCTTGCTCCTTACGCTGTTCAAGCTGCTGGTATTCTCGCTCTAGCTCGGTCGCCTTAGACTCGAAAGTTGATGCCTCACGCTGAGCATTGGAAGCGCCCCGCCAGTCGCCCGCCTCAGATAAACGGGCTGCTTCGTTGGCCTTGGCCTCCGCAGCTTCCTTGGCGGCGCTGTATCCAATTTTCGTAGCAGATAGACGAGATTCCAGTTCACTGGTTCGCGCACTGGCCCTGTCAGCATTAGCCCTGGCTTGTGCCTGCCAACTTTCCTGTGCCTGCCGACGCGAAGCTTCTGCATCTCTACGAGCCGCATCACGCTCGGCCTTGAGTTCCTCCAGCTGCTTTCTGATTTGCTTGAAGTCGTTCCTGTCGTCGACTTCAACCTGGATTTCACTCGGCTTAACCTGTGACCCACCGTTTGCTGGATTAGGGTCACCAGCCTCTGGAATCTCAACAACAATTGCCTCTTCCATCACCACACCACATCGGGTTCTGGAACGGTGAGGCGAATCTCAGCGCAATCAACCATCCTGCAGAGCTTTCCGCCGAGCTCTAGAGCCCAGCCATCGGAAGCTCTGATCACCACCCAATCGCCAACCTGGGCGGCTTTACCTGTCCATTTGTATTGGCCCCTGTAGCTAAAGGCCGTATCCCCGACCTTGATGACCAAACCTACCTTCCCCTGGTGGCGGTCTTCGTCCTTGGTCTTGTCGGAAAGAAAGAGTCCGGATGCTAATTTTTCCGGACGTTCATAGACGCCTAATAGAATCTGATCGCCATGGACATGCGTGTCATTGATCAGGTCCTGGCCAATATCATCGACAATCTTCTGCTTAGGGTCCACATCGTGGACCATCTTGAACTTATGCCTTACGGACATTTTTCCTCGTGACAAAAGGATTGCGTTCGCGTCACGTGACACGTGACACGCTGGGCAACCGTTGCGTTTTTGGGACTAACTTCTGGTCAGTTCGTCGTGGACTAACTCACACAGACGCAACACATCATCGAGGCCACGTAGGTATCCCACGGCCTCGGCGTAATTCATTCCGGCACTAGACGGATGCATAGAGGTCATTGCTGACCCCTTCAGCAGATACTCAGCCCGCTGCTCTTTCAGATCGACAATTTTCTTTAAGAGTCGTTGGCGGAAGGCTGTCTCAAAACTCACAGCTGGTGCATCAAGCCACAGGCACGAATAATGGCGAGCTGACTCTTGCGGCGCTGGACAACCGGCATCAGTGCCTTATGGCAGCCCTTGACATAAAGATCGATCCACTCGTTCTGTTCGTTGTCCGATAGCTCGTAGCCGTAGATTCCCTTGATCTCGTAAAACAAGGGAGTCCGCTCCAGCCGAGCACCACGGCGTTTCTTCTCCATGCCACCATCAATCTCAGTAGTATCCATCAAGGATAGACCTTCTTCTGCGCTTTGATCTTTTCCATCCTGGCATTGCCACCACGGGCGCCAGTATCAATCGGATAGGGAGCATCAGGCTTCAGGCCACCGCCCTGCTCGCGCTTCTTAACCCGGCCACCCTTCTTGCGCATTGGCATAGGCGGCGCTCCACCAGGACCAGCAATGGGACCCGGACTGGGAGGACCACCGCCAGGGATACCCATCATGCCCGGAGGCATTCCCATGCCCATCATTGGCGGTGGTGCCATCGGAGGAGCGCCTGCACCCATGGGAGGCGCACCAACTCCCGGAGGAGCCATCGGGCCCGTCATGTCGCCGGGACCATGCTTACCAATTACGACGTTGACGACGGTTTTACCTTTCCCAACTTTGCCGCCATTCGCCCGCCGACGACGGCGGTCCATACGAAACTTGCTCCTATCACCATGCACGAACCCACCCTTTTTCTCCATTATTTGAGGGTTACCCATTTGGTCCGGAGAAACTGGAGAGGCGTCTGCGTCACCCTGAGCGGCTCCCCCAAGGGGAGACATGCTGCCCATGCCGCCAAAATCTTTATTTGCCCTAGCGCCCCCGAAACTCTTCAGCCGCTTCTCGTGAGACTTCCGGCCAGCTTCACGGAGCTGTTTCATTGGGGTGGTCCTTCGTTGGGTGGAGCTGCTGCCGGCGGCTGTTTGGGCGGCTTCTGCCCGTTACCACCTGATAGCGGAAGCTGTGGTTGACTCGTATTCTGTAATGTCTGGTTTACAACTGATACCGCCTCAGGATGGACTGCCTCTTCTCGAGCCAGTTTCAGGATCTCAAGGGTCTCCTTACTCTGCCGATCTGCTGCTTTGTCGTGCGATTGCTGAGCAGCGAGTACCAACTTGGACTGACGATCCTTGTCTCTATCCGCTAACTCCATCATGCGGAGCTTAGAATCCATTACGGCGTTCATCATCTCAGGATTGGTCGGCGGCTGTGGCGGCGCCAAGAGGGCCTGAGGATCGTCTACATTGAGCATCTGCAGTGCCCGGAGGACCAGAGCTTTCTGGTCCATCACGCCAGGGAACGCCTGGTTAAGCTGTACCAGACCATATGCCTTCATAACTCGATGCATGTGAGAAGGCATATTAGGATCAGACGACGGAGTAAGTCCGTACGTATTGATCGCCTGCAGGAATCTCTGCTTGTCCCACTGAGTGGCGGGGACTTTATTATGTCTCCAGAAGCTCTCGGGATCCTCTCTGAATCTCTCGATGAGAAGCTGGAATTCTTCGCCTTGTGCCGTATGCGTCCTTTTGTGGACGGCGTCCATCACTTTGGTGGCTTGCTCGATAAGGGCTAGCGTCGAGCCGACAGGCGCCTCTTGTTTTCCCTCGGTGACTTGCATCTCGGCCGTGCCACCGACACGTTGTCCAACTTGCTCAATCTTCTCGACCAAGTTGAGCAAGCCCGAGCCGACATCCTTATAAGGAAGCGGCATCACCATGGACGACAGGGGCTGGCCGCCAGTCTCAACTCCTAAGCCCCCGCCAGGTGGGATGCGAAATTCATTCGACATCTGGCGGCCCACCGTCCTGGAATACAAGAATCCAGGGAAAGATGCGAACATCCCGGCGTCTAACATCTCCCGCCAAGCGGCGGTCAGAGCCCGAGTACTGTTACCCAATATGTGCAATAATCCGGTCGCGTAAATTCCAAAGGTCGGTGCGAATGGGAAGAGAACGAAGAACCTTTTCGCCTGACATTCCTCGTCGCCTTCGTCCCAGTTCCTGCGGATCTCGAGGATTTCCCTCGAGGTCTTTTCAATCGTGACCCTGTAGGGCAAAGGTAATCCAGTTTCTTGCCCATCCTGTTTGTGCTCGAAGCCTGGAATGTCTAATTCACAGTAACATTCCAGAATCTCGTGATCCCGGTCCTCGGGCCTCTGCTGAGCAGCAATGACTCCACTCGTGGTGGCCTTTTTAAGATCCACAGCGTTCTGACTTGGCTGCGGATCAGTCAATTGACAGTCTTTATACGCCCCAACAAGCTGCATGCGGCGCAGAACAGCAGGACGCATCATGATCCTGTGCGTTATCCGACTCGCATTTCTGAGGTCGGTTGCCGCATTCGAGACGACGAAATTCTCCGCCTCGATACTTTCACTTACAGGCCGCCTCCGAAGAGGGCAATTGTAGACCTTCTTAATCCCCAAACCGCCCCAACCCTGAGAAAAGAGCATTTTGTCAGTGTCAGGAACGTACTCACTGGCGATCGAATAGAGCCAGAAATTGAAATCCTTCTCCAAAGCCTCGGCCAAGTCATCCATTGGCCCCGATTCGCCAGAGTAATTGGCTATCTTGGCCGGTCCGGACGCCGGGAGGATCTCACCACGGGCCGTGGCTTGGTAGCGGAGGCAAGCCTCAAGCAATAACGGGTGTTGTACCGTGGACATTCCCTCCAGCGGTGCTCCACCCATGCCCGGATCGCTTCTGGGTTCCTTAAGTTTGAGTCCCAGCAGATCAATCCCTTGCGCGCGCGTCTTGAGCCAGTCGGCTCGTGAGACGTCATCATCCTCAATTCCCTGTAAAAGATCCTCACAGATCCTTGCTAACGTGCTAGAATCGATCTTTTCGGCCAGATTATCGAAGTGATTTGACGTCTCTTGGTCGTCAGCGTCGTCTTCGAAGGGGTTTTTGTCCCCAATCGAGACTAAAACTCCCCCATCTTCCGTCGGAATAGAGATAGAAGTGCTATTTCCGCCGGGTGGCGCGCCAGGTTCTCTGTTCTGTTGTCGAAATTGGCGTATTACTGAGCTCAGAGCGTCCGCATCAAGCGCCATCAGGAGAGCTTACGAGCCGAATTTTCCGTTTTTTTGATCTGAGGGGCCTGCGCAATCTGCATTTTACGGATCGCTTTAGCCGTTGCAGTGCCAAATCTGTCAATATTGTCGATCAGAAAGTCCACAACCTTGAGATCGATGCCCTGTCCACGCCCATTGGACTGCACATAGTCATTCAATTGATTGGCGTAGTGGGCGAAAAGCATCGAAAGATCGATGTAAGTGAGCGCAACGCTCTCGTTGTCGTTATCCATGTTCTTTCCGATGGGACTTAATGGCGGCACTAACCATCCGGAGCGTGGCCTTCCTACCGGCCAAGATCCTTTCGAGATCGGCAATTTCCTTTTTTATGGTCTTCTTTGCCATCACGAGCGCCGTCCGGTATTCCCTTATGATGGCGTCTTTCTCGGTCAATCCGCTCTCCCCTAATCTCAATCGTATTAGGCGGATACAATATAATCATCAGTGCCTTGATATCATGCGGTATCAGGAGACCCCGACCGGGGGTGACGTTAGTGATCGAGGTAACTATGCGCCCAGCGTCGACAGCGTCATTGTAATATTCTTCGTCAGACATCGTAGAGCGGCTGCTGCCTGGGCTTGTACATCGAAGCCGCAACTTCAGCGGCGTGGACCTCTTCACGTCTCACAGCCAAGCCACAATTGCGGAAGTGTTGAAGGGCCATGATCATTGAGTCCGTGGCGTCATCAGTCTTCCCTTTCGGGAACGACGCCGCCTCCGAGATGAGCATTTCTGCCCAATCCTTGAATTCCCAGTAGCCATCCTCTTCGGTGGCGGGGGCGTAAATCATCCCATCGGTAAAGAGAGGTTGAAGAGGGTAGGCTCGTGCGAGTTTATCGATGGAGTGACCGAGGTGGTTTTTATGGTCAACCAGTTGGACGACAAAGTCGTGTCCCGCATAAAGCCGTAGCATTTCTTGAGCGACGCTATGTCCAGCGGCTTTGGCTTCGATAAGGAGTCTGTTGACCTTGAACCACTTGCAGGCGAATGCCACCCACTCGACCAATCCCCATTTTTGCTTAGCTCTGGAAAGATAGGCTCTGTCATCTTCCCACTCTTTCCTCTCAACCTCAGGACAGTGGAGCTCTAAGCGTTTTCTCCAAGCATCCAAGAGGATGAGTTTCGGATTCCCGAACCTGTCGTACCAGAGACCCCAGACCGTGAATCCTGATGGGTCATTTTCTTTTTTGTCTGTATACGCTGGATCTAGCGATGCAACGACGTACTCGACAGGAGGAAATTTATTTCCGTGCGCTGAAAGGTCATAGGGGACCCACCAGTCACGTTTAAATACACCGCCACCCCGAATCTCCGGGGTTTGGAGATATTGACCGACGTAAGCGTAGGGCCCGAGAGTCCTTTTCAGACCATCGACGGCTGCGGGAGGAAATCTCTCTGGCCAGGCGAGCTCGCCATCCTCTGACCGAGGATCAGTCCATCCAATACAAGTGGTGCAATGACGACCAGGGTCATATTCAAGTGGGATACAAAGGTGCTCATACCCCAAGCCCTCTTCAATAATCGTCCCGGCCACATCGGCCTCGTGGAGCCTTTGCTGGATCACCACGATGGCGTCAGTCTCGATCGCGTTCAACCGGTTGGACATCGCCTCACGGAACCACCTGACCGTGCTTTCCCTGATGGCGTCGGATTCCCCGTCCCTCACGTTGTGGGGGTCGTCCAATATAAGTTGATTGCCCCTTTCACCTGTTCCGATTCCACCGACACTCGTCGCTAACTTCCAGCCCGTCTTATCATTACTAATACGTACTTCGCCCACCTTACGAAGATCAAACTTATCACCGTAAAGCTCCCTATACTGAGGGCTCATAATGACATCCCTGAAGCGAGCATTGTCTCGCTCGGTCAGGCCAGCAGAATAAGAAAAGGCCACAATCCTCAGTGATGGAAGGCCCATAGGGCCCCATTGCCAGGCAGGCCAAAATACGTCCGTACACAGAGACTTCATAAACCCGGGCGGCACGGTAATCAGCAGGCGCTTTATATCACCAAACGTTACCGCTTCCAGGTGCTGACAGATGGCCTCCAAAGGCCAGCCATCAATCAATTTTGTCGTCGGCTCGACGACGTTCCAAAAATATCTGACGAAGTGAATCAACCCACCCCGTCTGCACTGGAGATCCCTAGCCTCCCGCTTGCGCAGGTCCTCCAGCATGGAGGTGAGCAGTTCCATCTGCTCACGCTCATGTGAATTAAGTTGAGCGGGAGCAGACATGTAAAGTTCAACCGATCATTCCTGGGGGAATATGACGAGCAGCACAGCGAGAACGAGGCAGATCATCCCTCCCCAGAAGATGACCTCTAGGACACTCATAAGCCTCCGGTCCAGCGCATGCCGTCTTTCACTGCTCGTAAGAAGAATTTCGTCGGCGTCGTGCCGCCGGCGCCGCTGGCGAAGCGAAAATGTGGTTTGTGCGCCTGGTTGTCGGCGACCACCATCTCGTCCTTGTTGAGGACTTTTAAGACCAGATAGACATGGTCGGACCCATGATGCGGGGTCTTCCCACATGTAGAGCCAATGTCACCAGGCTTCTGTTGGCCGACGGGGATGACAGTCCAATTTCGAGCCTTAAGTACATTACCTAGCTCTATCGCTAGGTATGTATCATCTACCGCAATGCCCGCTTCCTGGAGCAGGACAGACTGCGTAATTGCGCAGCCATCCGATGGATAGACTTCACCGTCGTAATCCAGCAATTTCTGCGCAGCCACGTGTTGCGCATGGATGAGCTGGGTAGACCCAATGCTTATGAGCTGAGGGATACGATCTGCATCCGTCATCAGTTGACCTTGTCAGAGCCTTTATTGGTCGGAAATTTGGGAATCTGGCCCTGTTTTAGGCCATGGGCCATCTGTCTGAGTCCGAGAGACTCGGCTGTAGCAATGGCCTTCTCGCGCAACTCAGCATCGGACAAGCTGGCGAAATCACCGGGCTTGCCAACTTCGTGTTGCCTGACATCTTTCCATTGATCTGGCCGGCGGTTTTTCAACCAGAACATCATTGCTGGCGTGTCAGGAGGATAGCTCTCGGTGTATTCAACGATGGTCTGGTTACCCGTCTTAGCGTCACAGAAGACTTTCTGCTTCTTGTGGGAATAACCAGTGGCCTTCTGATACAAGGTCAAGGCGACCTTGGCATCGGCAACTTCTTTTCCGGTCTTAATGGCTTCAGCAAACTCAGGATATTTCCTCTGCCAGTACTGATATGCGCCCTGAGTGATATCAAGCGCACGTGCGATAGCTTCATTGGTTGCGCCCAAGAGGCACATCTCATAGGCGTATCTGGCGTATTCCGGCTTATACAGCTTTTGTCTGTACTTCGTTGTCATCGGTGGATCTAAAAAGTAAAGGCCCGGTGCTTGCGCTCACCGGGCCTTCTCCTGAGGGATCAGTTGGACTACGAAGCCGATTATCGCAGTCTAGCTTGCGGATAAGATTATTCGTGCACGCACGTCAAGGGCGCAAATTACAGATTGACAAAGTTATTACCACTCAATAACCGCCATTCATGGCCAAGCCGCCGAGGGAAGAAGAAGAAATCATGGAGCCCACATTAAACCGGGCAGTTAAGTCAGAGTTTGAGATCGTCAATACAGCCCATGCCACGGGGCGTAAGAAGTCCAGTGAAGCTTGGCGAGTCGTGCCCACGATTGAACGTATGCATCGGGCTGGATGTTAGCAGCGCTGTGAAGTTGCCGCGAAAGCAGCGGTTTGAATTTGATTTGCGCCAAGCGGCCGGTACGAGAGAATGCCTCCGCTGGGGTCGAAC